TTAAAGGTATTGCTACTTGAGCAACTCTAGTTAAACCTGCCTCTATATCAGCTAACTTTGATTTTATCTTTCTTTGACCAAATTCATCTAAAGAAATAGTCGCTTTATATGTCTGAGGAGCTGCTTGAGAATTTCCCATCATCATTTCATATAAACCTAATTGATGGTCTATATCTGATTTTGCAGTTTGTTCATTATGATACAACTCATTTGGTAAAGGACTTGGCTGAACAGGCATTGGAGCACCATCTGTCGGGTCAAATGCTATTGCAACACCTGGCTGTGACCATTTTTCTTCAAATTCTTTCATATCCACGCTACCTTCTGGTATAAGGATTTTAACATTTGTTGATGTTGTTGCATGAGCAATTATTAATGAACGAGTTTTGTTTATAAATTCTTGCATTCCCTTAACCATTCTTACATCTGAAGTTGGAAAAGGAGTTCTAGTATGAATATTCATAAAAGGAACAATAGGATATTTATCTATAGGTAAGATTCTTTTATATAAATACTTATCACCCATAATGACACACATTTTAACACGCTTAACAGAGACTTCTACAACCTCTATCATGCCTTTTTCTTGTAAATCTGCAAAGGTTATTTTTTCTATAGGCAGCTCTGGTAAAGGTTCTTGTAAAATCGAATTAGGGTCTTGCCCTGAAGCAGTAGCTTGCATTGCTTGTTGAGCGCGTTGCTCTTGTATCATCATTTGATGTTGTTGCTTCATTTGTTCAACTTGACGCTCATCCGTTAAAACCTTTTGACCATTTAAAAGCCAAGCAGGTTGCTGCATATACATTTGAAATTTTTCAGCATCTAATAAATCTTCTTTACCTGAAAAACCCTCATAAACACGAAAACGGTCAACCATAACTTTACTATAACGCTCATACCCACGCACATACTCTTGTTCACGAATATTTTGAATATCTTCAGGGAATGTAGCTGCAAAATCATTATGAGCTCTGCCTGTTTCTGGTAAATCCCATCTTTGGTCACTATTAGCATTTCGAATAGCTTTCTCATACATAGGATACATTTTAACAGCCTGTTCTTTTGTAAACATTCTTGACACTATAATATTTTCAGCATCATCTAAAAACTTGCTACGCGCGTTCGGGTCCACGTAGACATCCATAGGGTCAACATCGTGCATACAAACCTCACCCTTGCCCATATCTTTCATTGGGTCTTGGTAAACATTAATATATCCTACTCCCATAGTATAATAATCATCAACTACCTGTCTTACTACTGTGTTTCCATCAGAAACATCATACATATAAGCAAGTAAGTTTGATAAAATTTGAGCAACCTTATTATCAGAATCTTCTCTAGGGGCACATCTAAAAGAAGGTCTATTTGCTGTAAGCATTGATTTTGCTGCTTCTACAGCAGGATGTATTCTATTAACAACAATAGGGGCTTGACCCCTAGCTTTTAATACATCTTCTTGTTCTTTAGTCCATTGTCTTCCAAGTCGGAACTCTTTATCTTCTTTAGCGTGTTTAGCCCAATTATCTCTTTCTTTAGAATAGATATTAAAAGTATCTATAGTCTCATCAACTATAGCTTTGTAATCTTGGGAATTGTCTGATTTTGGGCGGTCTGACATAGGCATAATTTAAGACTTAAAGGGTCATCCAGTCAAGGATTTTATTTTTTAAATTTCTATTATCTGGGTTTTCTACCCACTTCTTAGTTCTACAAGGCTTTGCTCCGTCTAATGCTGTCCAAATAGCATCCATTACATCATCATGTTTTCCTTTAGGGTATGACATAAACTCTTTTTGAGGCTCCAGGTCTTGTGGGCGCCAATAGAAAGTTCCTTTTGCGAACAAAGGAACCAAGGAAAGTAGACGCTCGCTCTTACGCGTTCGTGGTTTAACGCCCTTTTCAAGACCCGGTATGTATAAATCTTCTTTTCTCATCACTTCTCTAACTGCAGTTCGTAAAGCTTCTTGATAACCTACAGTTTCTATCTTGATTCTTCTAGGTCTATACTTCTTATACATTTGAATGATTTTATCAGGTTGTTTCTCTGGTGAAACTCTTTCTCTAAATATATCAAGAGCATAATGGTTCCCTTCTGCATCTATACCAATCATAGCTATAACAAAATAATCAGCCCTCATTGACAAACTTGATGCAGGGTCTACTCCTCCATATACTTCTACAGGTATTATCTTTTCTTCTTCCCCTACAGTTCTTACTAAACAGCCTTGACCATCTTTAATTTCATAATCATAATGATGTAATTTCATCCATTCTGGCTTGAAAGGGGCACTATCAGGACTTTGAGCAATATTCATATATTCCTGATAGAACCCATTAATATTACCCACTGAACGATATTCTTCTTCAATTTGTTTTATTCGTTCATGTGGGAATCTTTCAGGCCAGATAGGTTCTCCGTCTTCATCTGTAATGGCATACCAAAGCACATTCCAAGCGGAGCTATCTTTAACCCAATATAAAAAGCAATCTTCTGATATTACCGTACCTATCATTACTATTTTACCATCATCAGATAATGAAGGGATAACTGCCTCAGTCATCCATCTTCTATTTTTTACCCTCGCTTCTATAGTAAATGCATTTAATTCAGATTCAAAATCATCTACAATTATTAAATTCGGTCTTGTATCACCTTCAATAAAACCACGAACACGCTGTCCTGTTCCAACTGCGACAATTCTGGTACCATTAGCAAGTACTATGTCTGTATTGGTCCAACGCTTTGCAGTATTAGCCCCCAATTCTCCAAATAATTCCCTATACTTGTCAGAATGATTAAGATGAAATTTAATTCTTGATAAGAAGTTGATTGATTGCGCTTGAGATTCAGAAATGATGACCATGAAAAGGTCTTCATCACTCCGCTTGAATGCAGCCTTCCAGAGCGGATATATTAAACTAGTTGTAGTAGATTTGGCGGTACCTCTAGGTGCAGCAATGGCGGCCCTTGAAACAGAGGGGTCAGATAAGTTTTTATAAATATCATGGTGAAATGGTGGTATTTCTTTGCGCAAAGCAGTAGGGAAACAAATGCGACCAAAAAGGGCCATATTTTTATATAGCTTTTCATATACCTTTTTTCTTTCGTATTGTTCTTCATAGTCCATATCTAGTCAACTTTTCATATAATAAGTCTAATTCTTGTCTAATTCTCTCTATTTTAGCCTCCCACTCTACAGGAGGATGAGAATCAGCTTCTAAAGCAGAAACTCTATTCTTTAATGTTTCCATTTCTTTTATATCATCTTGGCTTTTCATTAGATTATTTCCACTTAGTTAATTCTCCTTTCAACTTCCCTTCAACTAACTTTCTTTTATTTGCGTGTGAAACTTCTTTTCTTGCCATTCTTGCTAAATTAGATAAGTTTGTGTTACCTTTTTTAGCCCACGCCTCTAAAGCTATTTTATTAGCTTTAGTTAATTGAGCTTTAGGTTTCGAAACAAGCTTTATAAACTCCTTAGCAGCTTTAAACCCCCATCTCCAAAGCATTGGATTCATTCATCTTCCTCCTTGGGCTCTACAGTAGTTCTTGTAGCAACTAAATGCTTTTCTTCTTCTCTAAGCTCATCTATGAGTCTAGATGCACTACCAACTTCTAGTTTATCTACAGTTTTAACCATATCTTTATCTTTCATACCATGTAATTCTTGTAAATTCTCTACAGCGCGCATAAGATTAGAAACATCTTTCTTCTCTTTGGCCATATTGATGGTCTCTTTCATAAGTTCAAAGGTATAATCCTCTGTAAGTTCATGGTCTTGCAATAGTTTTTGCCTTTCATCTCTAACCATAGTCTTAAAAACCTCCGATTTCATTGTTCTTTTCCATTTACGCCTCTCACTATCTGTTACTGCACCTAATGCCCATTCAATGGCAAGGTCATAATCTGGCTTCAATGCGAACATAGCAGACAAGTTCTTCATCTTGTCTTGCCCAGATTGTACTTCTATGTAGCTTTTTCCAGTAAACGTCGTATTAGTCTTTCTACCTTTAACATTAAGCTTTTTTGACGGATGCTTCGGACTAAAAAACGTGTAACCCCAAGGAAAACGCAAATAAATGTTAGAAAAACCCCTATTACCTGGATACTCACGTCTACTAATAACTTTAGCAACATAATCATCGTCTGAAATAGCGTATTCGCCTGTTTCTGCATCTTTCCAATATTTAAATTTGATATTCTTTTTCTCAGCTTCTCGAGAATGATAAATGGTATAAGTAGTAGGCTCCTTATCACCTTTATGCTTGATATTGATGGTATACATACATTAGTTTTGTTTATACTTGCTTGTACGTAATATTTCAGAAATAGGGTCCATTAGATGTCGCTCATAAGAGTCTTTCATCCCTTCAGCATTTTGCGGCTTAATACCCCATTTCTTGAAAGCTTTTTCTACTAAAATTTTTGCATTACTTAAACTATTATTATCCTTTATTTGACCTAATATATCTTCTTCTTTCGCTTTTATCATCTCATTCCAGTACTTAGGACCAGTTCTTGCCATATGCCCACCAGTTAATCTTGCCTTTGCTATTTTACCTATAGCAACACCAGGCATAGCACTATCCATAACCATATCAAGTATACTTCCTCCTAATTCAGTATCTTCAAAGGCTACTACAGGCCCTATAGTCGCATTAGACCTTGTCAAGGTATCTTGAGCATCTTGTAATTTTTTATTATAATAATCGTTATTTATATGTAAATCTATATTATCATGAGCTACCCCTGTAGAAGAGGGTGTAGCATATTCATATTTTAATAGTCCATTCATAGTACTGGCCCCGGATAAAAATGCATTGAAGAGTTAAAAGCTTTAATTCTAGCTTCAGCTTGATGTTCAGGCCCTGCCCAATGATATTTTGCCCACCAAACAGGCAAATCCTTCATTATAAGGCCTTTAAAGGAAGCTTTAGGGTGATACCTTACATTAGCTAAAAACATCATATCTTGCCCTAGTTTAGGAACATTTGTAGCATCTACCCCTTCTTTAGTAGAAATATGTGTCCATTCAGGTGCATCTACTTGATTTCTAGAAAACCAGCGTAATAATCTGTTCATAGCTGTCTCTCCACCCTCTTTAGGACCCTTTTCAAACTGATATAAGCCTCTACCTGGGCCTCCACCTATCTGTTTACATGCAGGGTCACGTCTAGATTCGTGATAAGCTATCTTATCCATTACTGTTTCAAGGAAATTTGCTGATTTTTGGTATCTATCACCAATATTAACTATCATTTGCTGATACATTCCATCTAATTCGTCCATAAGCCTCTCTTTTGGATGTAAATTCACTCTGTAAGTTAAGCATAA